GAAACTGCCGAAGGCAGTTTGGCGTTGCGCCAGCTAAACTAAATGCTCGAGCGGAAGCATGTGGCTTTTTTTTTTATCCAGGCCCCCGCCAGGACATTGGGGGGTGCGAAGCACCCCCCTCGCGCTGCGAAGCAGCGCCCGGCCGGAGGCCAAAAATTTGAAAAAAGAGGAAAATTTTATTAGGGTTAGGGTTAGGGTTATAACCCCGACCATTAGATACAAATGAAATCATTCCATCACCCATCTGCTACTACCCACGTGATCATCTATATACAGGTTCTTTGCTTCGACGCGCCGAACAATTTGCGGGTCCCCGACCAGGGGGAACGTCTCGCAGGAGGTGAAGATCTTGGGGACGTGCGCAGGAATATGCGCAATCTTGTAGCGAATGCGGATAGATACAGGAGTGTCCCAAGTCACGAGCTTGATCTGCGAGGTTAACGGCCAGCGTCCGTGTCCTTGCGCATCGCCGGTGCATCTGATTTCGTCAAAGACGATGCTCTTGTGAACGGCGGGGTCATAGTATCCGAGGTCATCGATGTCGGTGACGAGTAGAAAGGGGAGCGGGGCATGGCGTAGAGCCCAGGTTGTCTTTCCATAGCCACTAGGTCCACAGATGAATAAGGTATGAAATCCATCGTCCCATCTGAATTGTTGTAGATGAGCCCCGATTGTGCCTCCATCGGGCCGCTCGAAGTACGTTGGAGGACGGGCGGAATGGATCTGATTCCAGATGGCGTTGGCGTATGCATACGAGATGTTGTTGTCGATGCAGTGGATGAACCAATCACGGATGGTTCTGGCGTTCTCCGCGATCTCATACGAATTCGCTCCGGACGCCGTTGCCTCACTAGCATCTCCCAGAGTAGCGTCCTCTGCCGTGCAGTTGAAGTACGCAGTTTCGATAACTCCTTCCTTCCTGCAGTAGTTGACGGCCGCGGGCCAGGTCCTAACTCTCTCGATGTTCGGGTGACGTCCCGCGAAGTCAAATACTGAAACTCGTTGAGAATCAAATCGTCGTTCGAACTCAACGGCGGCGTGGAGGTGTTCGTTTCCATCAGCATGGCGCTCGCGGCATATGACAGCTCGTCGGGGTCTAACGCGAAGGGTGTTAAGGAACTCCCAAAGTAGGTTGACATCGGAAGTGGTCTGCGGATACGTCAGAAAAATCCGTTGAGCGTTGATTCGAAATGTCGGTTGCGATGGCATCCGTTAGGGTTGACAGCTCAACTTAAACTCTTTAGAGTGGGGAGTGGGGAGTGGGGAGTAGACAAGACCTTTTATAATGTTACAGGTCTTGTCTTCCCACCCCCAGTCACGTGACCGGCTTTCCGGCTTTTGGACGCGTTCCGGTCACAGGACTATAAAAGGCCCGCGTAGGGCCACATCCCACCCATGGCACACTCAAAATTTAAAAAATTTGCTGCACGCGCATCCGGCACCGCACTTGGCTACATCGCCGGCGGACGAAAAGGCGCACAACTTGGATACAAGGCTGGTTCATGGTTAACGAAGGACGCCAGGCAACAGTCGCGGAGTTATTCTCGTACAACCCCCCTCACTCGGTCTTCTCATCGGAATTCCTCAATGGCAGCTCGGTTCGATCGCAAACGCAAACGCGCAAGTATTTCCTCCGCCAGCGCTGGCTCGAGCAAGCGGCGGCGCACTTCGAAGAAGTATACGAAGCCTATAGCAGCGTTGACCCGTCGATCAAGTGTCAAACGTACGACGAAGAAAAAGAATTTTTCACGCTCGATCGCTGGTGCGTCTTCCACTTCTCAGTCCTTTCCCAGCCGCGCGTCATGGCAGCGTATGTACAAGAAACTCGCCCAGCCCCTGCATATCGCGTTTAATTATGGCGAGACTATGAAGGTCGCCATAGGCAAACAGGCAGCAGCGCTACCGATTGTATGGCATTCGTCATCGGTCATTCTGGGCCAAACGATGTTTAACACAATCAATGAAGCATTGACGGCGTCTGCGCCGCCGCTTCCTGTAGCCGCACCCAACCAGAATTTCAGCCGACGATTCATGGTTAATAAGGTGCAAGTCGATTATCGAATGAAAAATCAGACCACCACACCGATCAGAGTGCAAATTTATGACATAGTTCCGAGACGCGAAATTGCGAGCTCGGGTGACCAGAACCCTATTGTCGATTGGGATACCGGCTTGACGCGTCAGGCGGTAAATTTAACCAACAACACGAATACCGCGGTTTCGAGTACGATTGGTACCACCCCATTCCAGAGCAAACAATTCACATCCCGTTGGAAAGTAAAAAATGTCAGCACCTTCATGCTCGACGCGGGCATGGAACACCACCACCACATCAACATTTCCGTGGGAGGCCTCTTTGATGCCGAGCGAACTGCCTGGGTCTGGCTTACCAAGGGTTTATCAATGATCAGCATGATCGTCATTAGTGGTGGAGTGTCTCACTCACTGATCACACCTGACGTCACTACCACCTCACACGCCACCCTGGATATTATCACTACAACTCGGATCGTTGCCCGAATGCTCGAAAAACAGACCGTCGGCACTATTCAGTACAACCTACTCAACCAATCGTTGACTCAGACACGCGTAGTGAATGAGGAGACTGACGAAGTGCAACCAGTGGTTTCGTTGGCCCATCCTACCTCCTGAGCAACGCTCTTTAGATCCTGAGGAAACTGCCGAAGGCAGTTTGGCGTTGCGCCAGCTAAACTAAATGCTCGAGCGGAAGCATGTGGCTTTTTTTTTTATCCAGGCCCCCGCCAGGACATTGGGGGGTGCGAAGCACCCCCCTC